TGCGCGAACGCAACGACTCAACGCAAGCCGTTACTTGGTCAGCTAGTTCTTCACTTGTCATTTGACCAACCTCAATTCACTACACAAGCGACACGTTTCATAATCGCCTTCTGTTGATTTAACGTAGAGCCAATCGTGGCTACATGATTTTGGCATCTGCTTTCCATTCTGTTAGGAACTTATCTCTCTTAGATAAATTGCAATCTCTACAAGCTGGCACAAGATTACCTATTGAATGAGTACCACCTTTAGAAATCGGTATGACGTGATCAATCTGTATATCTTGTTTGCTTCCACAATAAAAACAATTAGAACTGTATAACTTTTTTATTTCCTTTTCAAAAATCTTGTAGATTCCATTAGAGCGTTTAGCAACTCTACGTTTCAAGTTGTTTACTTTTATCTTGTCTGGATTATTTTTACGGTAAAGCGCAGAATTAAGTGCAATTTTTTCTTTATTTTGAAGTGTGTAATTGCGCTTATAGATTTTAGCTTTATCTTTATTTAATTCCCGGCGTTCTTTTATTTTGTCTGCATTTTCTTGACGATAAATCATTTCGCAGTTACTGCATCTAGGTTGCAAACCGTCTGTTTTGTTACGCCGATCTTTGTTAAAATCATCAAAAGATTTAACGACATTACACTTGCGACAAAGTTTTGTTTTCATATCAGACAATCAACAAATCAGACCAGCCACCGCCACCAACTGTAAGCGTTAGCATTCCAGCAGGTGCGGCCATGCCCGATGAATTTGAAAACCAAGTGCTGCCGCCATCTAAAGCAGGTGACTGGATAAAGGTCTTTGCACCACTTTGTTCAATGCGCAAATGATGTAGATGACCAGCTAATAATAATTGAGCCTGACCAACATCTTGCTCACCAAAACTTTGACCTTTCCACCATTCGATTGGCTTACTTCTAAATTGATGACCATGCGCTAGACCTACAACTGTTCCAGCCATGTCCAGAGTTACGGTCAATGTGTCGTACTTAGGAAACACAAAACTAACGTGCTTGTAATCAGGATGATCTGCAAGTGCATCGGCAACGGCTGAAGCTGCATCTAGCGCGAACGAATCTGTATAAGTGGTTGCCATTGAGTTACCAACGCGCACCGCTTCATCGTGGTTGCCGGGAACACAAGGCACGATCACACGATCAGCTAGTGGTGCGAATGACTTGACCATGTGCAATATTAATCTGCGATAGACACGAATCTGCGCAGTTAGGTCTAGGTCAGTTCGCCAGATGTGCTTCCCGCCTTGCGAGTTCATGCCTTCGATACAGTCACCAAGTTGCGGTAGGTAGATCGTTCCAATGTCGCGGCCTGCCTTGCGTAGTTCTTTGAGTCTGGCAACGGCTAAATCTGTCTTGTGTAATACATTCTTAATAATCCCCTCAGAACCCTCACCGTCGATTTTTCCGACCTGTGTGTCTGATAACACCACAACATAAGCCAACGAGCCTGTACGGGCTTCTGTGGGCTTCCTAGGGGTATTCTGTGGCCTCCACTTCCCAACTATTTCCAGTAAGTCATCTATTGGGATTTGATGTACGCCTGACGTTGGTACGAATGTGGCTCTAAATGACTCAAGCCATTCACCATCCCAACGCTGCCACTTAGAACGCCGTAGACCTGTGATGCGCCACTTAGCAGGGTCGAGTTCAAACTCTGCTAAAAGTTCCGCGTGATCAGGTTCATCCCCTGCCGGGCGCGGTACTGACTTTAGAACGCCACCAGTTGAGTCGTACTCGATGCCAGGTTCAAACCCTGCCGGAATAGATTTGGCTACCCGTTTTCGTTGTTCGTCATCACCTAACTTTGAAAGTTCATCTATGAGGCTCACGGGCATTTACATCCTTCCGCGTTTGTATTGCGGTCTTGGTGTCGTTTGATTGTTTGTCGGCTTATCATGTAGCCGTTTTTCCTTAGTATCGCTGCAAGGTTTGAAGGACTTGCATTCATTTCATCTAGTGCTTTGTTTAGTGCTGTTGCTTCGTCTGCTTTGAGTGTCTTGAGTATGTCGGCAATGCCGCAGTTTGATTTCTTATGTCTTACAGTTTCCAGATCGTCTAGTAAGGCCATTGTGACCACCTTTCGTCTAGATAAGTGTATGACGAAGGTGAGTCAAGATATTGTTTTTTTGTTGCGTGTCGCTGGCTTTGTCACTAATTCCTCTATGGAATTTAAGCGATAGTCCAAGTCACTTATACGGGTTTCAATGCGGTTTACGGTTTGCGCTACATCTGCAAGCGACTTGCCACCATTAGCCGCTGGATGGATTGGATAGGTTGCCTGATCAATGTAGAGCTTGATTGGCTTAACGATTGCCCACTTGATGAACATTCCAACAAGTAACGCGATGGCAGTAATCGCACCGGCATACTGCCCTAACTGAATAAGTCCCATGATTACTTCGCAAGGATCGCGGCAGGGTTTAGACCGCCACCTTTAGTCCAGGTGGATTTGGCTTGAAGTTCCATGTGCAAGTGTGCGCCGGTGGTGTTTCCCTCTCGACCTACTTCAGCTATGTGTTGGCCTTTCTTAACCTTGTCCCCAACCTTGACTAGGTACTCTGAACAATGAGCAAACAACAAGTAACCTTCTGGAACTTTAAGCAACACGGAATGATCGCCGAATGACTTGCCCCAGACTCGACCAACTGCAACCACTTCACCGGCGCAAGGTGCGAGAACATTAGTTCCAACAGGTGCGGCGAAGTCCACGCCTTCGTGACGTTTGCTAGACCAACGAGAACCCTTGACTCCAAACTCTGTCGAGATCGGATAACCCTTAACTGGTGATGCCATTACTTTTTCTTTCCAAATCTTTCATCGGCAGGGTTTAACGCTGAAACCAAAACAGGCAACGATGAAACAAGCGCAATGGCAATAGCTGGATGAATGTCTAGGCTGTCAATGTTGAGAACGATCCAACCTAGAACGCCTGCAACAAACACACGGGCAAACGAAGCGACTGGACTCTTAGCAAACCAAATTTGAAATTGTGACATGTTGCTAGTTTAACTTATTCAGATGTTGGAACTGGTTCGCTTGTTTCTACTGCGTTTGAATAACAGAAACACGCACCGCACAAAACAGGATTAGTTGCGTTTGCAATTCTGACTTCGTTCAAGTTGTAAACGCAGTCAGGAGTTTGACACTTAAAAATCCAAATCATTATGCCGCCTCGTATGTAAATGAATAAATGTAAATGTCACCGGTTGCTGGAACGACTGGGTTTGAATTAGATAAGAAACCAGTTCCACCGTCTGAAATGTAACTTCTGTTTATTTGATCAGAACTCATTCTTGCCACAATACGGTAAACATTGCTTAATGAGGTATCAATATAGATTCCAGATATTGCGGCTTCTGTTCCAGACTTAGACGTTACTGGCAGACTAAATATCCAAGCACCAGAACCAGCACTTGTCACCGTAGCCAATGTGATTTTGATGCGAACGTGAACAGTCTTTCCGTATTGAGCAAACGCACAATCGAAAGTTGTTCCTGAAAGTGTTGGGTTAGTTGTAGCTGCGGTGATTGTCGGAGTGTAAGTTGTCCACGCGCCAATAGGCAATGCAGTAACCCAAGCAGTTCCGTTGTAATAATCAAGTTCATCATCATTTGTAGTGATTGTGAACATGCCTTCAGATGGTGATGCAATAGCTGAAGAACGCGCGGCAGTTCCAGCAAAGACCATGATTGTTTGATCTTGCAGATATCCCTGAACTTGTGATGCCGTTAAGACATCCCCAGCGGTAAAAGTTTTGCGGCCTAATCCCGGCATTGTTGCTCCTTGTGTTAGTTAGATTCTATCTTAATAAGCCAGAATGCCAGAATCCAAAAGACCAAAGATCGAGTCATCTAGAACGAAAGGCAAGAATGCAACGCGCGCTAGTTTGTATGTGACCTGGTGCTGATCTATTCCGATACCGTGTGCAATACCAATGATGATCGCGTATTGATTTATCGCGCTTCCGATTTGGTTAGGCGTGAACTTGACTTGAACCGTGTCACCAATTTCAGCAATGACTAACTTCTCAACTTGGTCTGGTTCTTTGTCGTGCAGATTAACCGTGACTTCACTAATGCGCAGTTCAGGTTGGTCATACAATCCGACTAAGTAATTGGCAAGGTCTAACGCCTCTGCATCCGTCTGTAATAAAACACCACTCAAGTTCAAAGCTGAAACGCCATAGGCAGATTGAGAGGTTGTCGAGTCTGCGGTTTGATCAACGCCATCCAATCTCAAAACGGTTACGCGATTGTAAAGATTTTCTGATCCATAGATAACACCAATGTTCGTGTATTTAATACCGCCAACGGTTGCATCGTCTGCAAAGATTATTGAAGATGACGTTGGAGTAAACAAACGATTCTTAAATCTTACTGAACCTGATCTGTTCATAAACAACATGCCGTTTTCAGTTGATTCCACAAGTTGTAAGTAACCTAGTGCGTTATCGTTTTGTGGAATCTTGTCATCTACTAAAGTTGTCAGACCAGTTTCAATTGATCGATTAGCAATAGGCCAATTAACTTCTGGTTTGCTTAGAATTGCATTAACACGGTCTGAAGATAACTGAATGCTTGTAGTCGCGTATTGCAGTTCCGCAGCAGCTAGAAGCATGAAGCCATCTAACGCAGTAACGGTTGCGTATGACTTGCCTGAAATGTCGTAGCTTAAATCCCAGTCATCAATGTAACCCGTGAAGATTCTGTTGCCGTTTGTTTCGACAACGATTTGTTTGCGTGGCAAGATGTTGCCGTTGTAAATGCTTGCGGTGTTGAACGGATCGAACGTGCGTGAATCATTGTGCAGGTTCACAACTAAGTTGCCGGCTGAATACCTGTCGAGTTCTAAAGACTTGCCACGACTTATCGAAACCGACTCAACATAATTAGTGACGTCTGTTAGAAGTTCGCCACCTAAACCAAATGCAGAATCTAGAAGTCCTTTTGTTGTGTCGTTAAGCGTAAAGAAATTACCGCCTAGAGCTGATAAGTCGAAGGCAATGTAAACCTTAGTTTGTGGTACTGCCATTACGCACTCAAAAAGACCGGGCCACTTGTGCGTTCATACTTCTTAATCGCATCAACAATATCTTTGCCTATTGTCGTTCCGTTTGCACCCATGCCAGCGTTTACCGTTAGGTTAATTGTTGCGCCAGTTCCAGACCTGTTGTTAGCAGTTACCGATTGAGAGTTGCCGATCAAGTTCATAATCTCTTGAGCCTGACCAGATGTTAGTTTGCCTGAATTCAACGCCGCCTGCAATGGCTTAGGCAATGCAACCACGCCAGCAGACATGATGAAGCCAGCCTTCTTAATACTTGCAATGATTCCATTCACCATCGCCTGGCCTTGCGTAACGCCTGCTTTGTAGAACTGGTTTGCGCCAGCCTTGCCAAGAGCTAATGCAGCTTTATCAACGCTTGCAAGCAACTTGTTTGTTTCCGTTATTGCACCTGCACCGCCGGCAATAAGTTCATCCGCAATCTTGCCACCTGCATCTGCGCCTGCGGCTAAGACTTGCTGAATACCTGTTTCAGATAATCCCATCTTGATAAGTTGCTTAACTTTGGCAGCAAAAGAAACTGCGCCCTCTGCCTGCTTGCGTAGGTTCTTTAAGAAGTTTCCTGTCCTAGAACTTTGCGCATCGCTGAAACTGATTAGACCAGTAATCGAATCACGCACACCATCACGGAATGAAGCGAACGCATCTTTGGCGGCTTGTAGTTTCTCACGCGCGGCAGTTAGTCCTTTATTCATTCTGTCAAGTGCTACACCAACACGAGAGATAGCCTTTGCAACTTGTTTAGCCATGTTGTCTGCAATCTTTTTGGCTAAGTCTGCGGCGGCCTTAGCATCGTCAGCGGCTTTCTTAGCAGCCTTTTCGCGAGCAGTTTGCGCATCAGTGGCAGCAGCAGAACCACCACCTGGATCAAACGTACTTGGTTGCCGTACAGGTGTAGTAGTTACGCCTAAACGAGCATTCTCTACGGCATCTGTTGCGTGTCTTGCAGCAACGCTAATTTCATCCATCTTGATTACAACAGATTGAGCAGCTTTAGCCATCTGTCCAAAGCGCGAACCTATTTTTCCAGATGATATTGTTATGTCGGCTTCCGCAGATTGACCTGCAATAGCAATGTCATAAATCTTTGCAACTAAGAATCCAGCGGCAACAATCAATGCGCCTATGCCGGTACTTATTAGTGCGCGTTTCATAACGCCAGTTGCAATTTGTGTAGTTGTTGCCGTCACACCGATAGCCGTTGAAACCGCATTCCATTGCGTAGCCAATCCCAAAATTAAAGGTGCAACGGTTTTGATACCAAGAAATAAAAGAATAAGGTCTTTGATTTTCTTAGCAGTACCTTCAAGATTTGTAATGACTGTTGCAATGTTTGTGATCACTAATTGCAGGCCAGCACCAGCACCTTCAAACTGGATCGTTCTAACAACTGCATCAATAGCAGGCATGACATTGTTCAGGAAGTAATCCACTAGCTTTGTCAGAATTGGTATGAGTGTTGTTCCAATAGTTTCTTGCGCTTCCGTTAGTTTCTCGCGCATGATCGCTAACTTGCCTGCAAACGTATCCGCAGCAACGGCAGCCTGACCACCAAACAAACCGTTTAGATATTCCTGGACTTGTCCAAAGTCTTTCGACTTCTTAATGTTTTCCGGCAGAACAATTCCCAGTTTGCTTAACGAAGCAAAGTTGCCACCTAATGCACGAGTTAAACCAAGTGAAACGGTAGACAGTTCACGGCCTGAACCTGCGCTAACATCTAAGCTAAGTTTCAACAAGTCTTGTGCCGCACTAATGTCACCAGTCGCGCGAACAAGGTTTTCTAATGCAGGTCTAAGTTCACTATCATTCACACCAGTTGCGAATTGTTGAGCGGTAATAAATTGTTCAGTTGCAGCGATAGCTTGATCTGTTGCACCTGTGACATTCTGCAAAGTCTTAGCGAGTTTGAGTTGCGCCTTCTGATCTTCTGCGGCAGCTTTAACTGCATCGAATCCAAACTTTGTGGTTGCAGCTCCCAAACCAGCAAACGCCAATGCACTAACTTTTGCAACGCCACCTAAACCTTTGAATGCGCGTTGAGCTTTGTTAACTCCAGAGGCATCAAAGGTTGAGAGAATAGGAAAGATTACAGCCATAATTGCACCTATCTCTTATTGCGATTGTTATAGTCACGTTGCAGTTTTCTAATTGTACCGCGCACAACATCTTGAACGTATGGAACTTCACGCAATGCGGCAGGATAAACGTATCTAGATGCACGACCTTCAGCATTCAGTTTGCGAATCATTGCCTGGCCTGCGCGTGTCTTTCCTCTACGCTTACGACCTGCCATGTCTGCAATTTGAAACGCGGCTGAACCCTGTGAGTTCTTACCTTGTGCGCCGGCAACAATAGAAACCAATGAAGTCCCTTTGCGTTCTGCCTTCTTAGTGAAGTTTGTCTTGACTGTTACCTTCACACCAGATGGTTGCCACGCAGTTCTGCCATTGTGAACCATGCCACGCAAAGGTGATTCATTAGGAATGTTGTTCTTGACTGCGGTTGCAACTGGCTTTGCACCGTTGCGCAAATCTTTACGCGCTTGTTTCACCAGATCGTTGTCTATGACCTTTAGGGTTTTGGCAACTTCAGCTATTCCAACGACTCGCATCTTGAGCATTATGTCCCCTGACTATTGCGCCAGCGCAGATACATTCCCAACGTATAAAGCATACGTTCAGATTCCTGCATTAAAACCGATGGAGCAATACCAGTTTCAACTGCAAGATAAGCCAAATACCAATGTTGGGATGAGTCACCCAACCCGATTATTTTGGGTCTTGTTCACTCGCTTCAATTGTCTCAACATCGTCACACCATTCTTCAAAACTTTTCTTAGTCTTGCCGAAGCGGTGTAGCCAATGCCACGCCAACCAAAGTAGATCAGTAATGCGGAAGTCTGACTCAAGAGAAGCAACTGACTTTGTAAACTTGTCCTCGAATGCAACAAGGTCACGAGCAGTTGCAGAAACCTCTTCAACGCTTTCGTCATTAAAAGTTACGCGCAGGTTTACTTTCATTGGTTAGACCGTACCGCGTGAAACAGTTCCGCTTGTTGGCCATGTGACCGAGAAAGTCGCAAGGTCACCAACAGATGAAGCGTGTGGCGTGTACTGATTGACCAAGCATACGGCGGTGTAACTTGGGTTTGTTGCAGTTACAGTTCCTGAAGTTGGAGTAATAACAACAGTTGCCAAAGTGTTGAACAATGGGAACAAAGTTGCATCAACAGATGATGCCGCAAAGTCCTGCATGAACTGAAGTGTTAGTGAACCTGTTTTCAAGCCACCAATGCGCTCGCGGAAAGTTCCACCGAATGCAGTTGTTTCTACATCATCGGATTCCAAAGCTAGTTCTGCTTGGTTAAGAAATGTCGAGAGGTTGGTACCGTTGATCGTTACCTTGTAATCGGTGGCTACGAACTTTGCCATTGAGTGTTGCTCCTTAGTCTGCGTAGCAGAGAACTACGAACTCTGCCGATAAATAGTTTACCTCACCGACAATTAGTTCCCCATAGTTACGCATGTCCGTAACTCGTAGATCGAACGCCTTGCCTGCAAGTGTCTTATCTGATTCTATCGCTAGTTTGATGCTGTTGTTTCCGGTGCTTGAACAGTATGAATCAATTATGCTTTGACCTGTTCGTTCTGACACGCGCCCAACAATAACTTGAACTGCAAACGTGTAAGTCTGCATTCCTCTCTGAAATGTTTCGTCATAGTTAAGCGATACTGGAAAGACAATTGCAACTGGTGGATTGATGTTGTCTGGTTGATAATCAGAAACTCTTAGACCGTTAATAGTTGCAAGGTTTGTTTTGATCCCTGCGCGTAGTTCTGTGATCGAAGCCATTACGCAAAGTTTCGCATTCTGCGATACGGCGCAACCAGTTGCTCAACGTCTGGATCAAGATAACGGCTAACGCGCATCGCGCCCATGTCACCGAATCCTGCGATTCCAAGCGGTGAATCTAAACGCTTGAAGATACGACTGGCCTGAATGATGCAAGCTTGAGTGATTGAAGTTGGAACGGATGCCCAACCAAAGACGCCAGTTACTTTGACCAATGCTTGTTCTGATTCAACTGGGAACAGGTAGTTCTCAACTGCTC